TCTCACGACAGTCGGGGCCAAGTGCCTCAAGGGGGTTGTCAGGGGACTGGTTCTGACAGGGAGAGGCATCGCTAAGTTTAAGCAAGAACGGAGGGCGCATCCTAGAAGGACTTCTTCTTGTGGGTGCAGGATCATCCTGCCTCATATTTTCGTTCATCGCAAGTGGATTTTGCACATTTCTAGCAGAATCCATAGATGGCTTTTGGGAAGGTAAGCCGCCCTTCTCAGATAGCCAAAGAATCAGGCCATTGGATTTGCTGAAATCGATGCCTACACCATAGTTTCTTCCACTTCTACATGAAATTCATTTTGGAAGAGTAGTCCAATATGTGGGTGCGTCATAGGTGATTGGGTAGCCTCCATCGAACCACCCCATGACCCAACATTCATATGCCGATTCCTCCCAATCAACCCATCTTGCAGTCACTACTTTGGGCTCATTAGAAGGTCGTGGATCAACGAATGATGGTTCGCCTCCCTTAAGAAGGACCCATGTCCCATCTTTGGGTTCGCTAGAAATATCAAGCCACATCACGCCGACCCTCCAAACAAAATCATCGCCCCAGCAGCGGCCATGAGTCCAATCCCAAAGGCAAAGGCCAAATCAAGGGACCATTCTTTGAGGTCGTATCCGTTCAGGCGATCAGAAAGCCATTTCCATGCACTCATTTTCATCTCCTAGCACTTAGGACCGCCGAGGCGGTAGATGATGTAGAGCAGTACGCAGCAGGTGATGACGGCGAGCCATTGGGCGATGTTCATGGCCGTCTCCGTCTCCGCGCACGAATCGCCTGCTTCTTCATAGCTCTTTCGGCGCGCTTACATTTACGCCGTACCATCCTAGACTTCGATCTAGATTGATCGTCTCGGCCAGCACTCATGCCGCCTCCTTCGTGCCTAGTCGCAGATATGCCTGAATCTCATCACCCGCGCTAAGCCACCCATGGCACACAACGGCGCGATATCTCTGTTCCGTTAGAAGGTCGATCCATTCCTTCTGTTCAGCCGTGACCGTGCCACCCTTCTTGCGCTTCATCTCAATGTATAAGCCGCAATACGTTCCACGGGGAACAGGAAGACATAGGTCAGGTACGCCTGACTGCACACCCTCGGCCTTAAGCTTTCTAGCCACGCCTACATGGCGCTTTCCGCCGTTCGGTATCGCATAGAGCAATCGAAGCTCCGGATACTTCCGAACCATTACCTTCGCCCAATGGATCAACGCAGCCTGTTCCTCATGCTCGGTCGGCACGGGAGCATCATGGTTGGCATCTTTCTTGGAGCGCATGTGGGCTGCCTAAAAATAAGTCTTGACAAGTAGGAACAATGTGCCTAATATCTATCCTTGCCAGCCATCCCGGCGAGGCGCCCCAGGAGAAAGCCATGAGCACCGTACTTCTGACCAACGACACCACCGGTTTCGTTAAGGGAACTCCCAACATCGGCGACACCGTGACGGTGCGTACATGTGATGAAAATGGCATGCCCATCGAAGTGAAGGGCACCGTCAAAGAAGTGCTGGAGGACGAGTAGGCGTGCGGCCCGATGCCTCCAAGCACGATCCGCGCCCGGACTATCTCCGGGCGCTCCTTGATGGGGCGGCGATATCGCAACGTGAGGCGGCGCGGCGTATCGGCATTTCTGAGCGCGTGATGCGCTACTACCTTTCCGATCCTGCTGCTGGCGATTACCGGCCGGCCCCGTATCCCGTTCAGTACGCGATTGAGCAGCTGGCGAAGTAATTGATGCACTCACGCCACTTCCCCTTGAATCAACGCCTGAGTCCGAAGGCACCCTTCCGCATGCGCAAGTCGGACGGTCTCGCGCGTGTATCCTTCGGGAATGGGTGTGCGACCGTCACAGATCGCATGACATGAGTGGCAACCGAAAGCGCCCATGCAATCAGGTGGCTTAAGGCCAGTGCCGGAATAGCCGGATAGCCGATAGTGGCAAAGTACTACGCTCTCATCATCACCCTGGCATCCAGGTAAGCGGATGAGACAAGGCTGACCCTTTGCCATGCGGCGTGTGCGCGTCGTCTTCATCGATCCCATACCTTCCAAACTAAAAGGCCGAAGGCGAGCCAGTACCAACCTAGGAGCATGGATAGGAAAGCGAGTAGGACCCTCATGCGAACTCTCCGCATGCTATCGCTTTTCGGACGCCATGCATCGCTTCTGTGACATCCGCGTCCCAGCTCTTCACGGCCCCGGGATCGGTGAATGACCAATCGATCTTGAGGGCCATGAGGTGCTTAGCTCCGATACGGCAGGACAGCGCGTTAGGTGCATCGCTGACCACCGTATAGCCGGTACCGAGGTGTGTCAGAGTCCAGCAATCCTCGTGATTACGACTTTCATGGATCGCGAAAGGTCCAATAACTTCTGCTTCGATGACTTCCGAGCAGTGGTCGCCATGCTTGTCTTTCGTGCGAATCGTGATCTCGCTCATACTCCAACCCTCAAATTCTCAGGCTTCCTATGGAATTCTCCGCGTGTGCGTTCACATTCTTTTTGATAGGCGATTGATGCATCCAAAGCGCTATCGAAACGACCAATATTCCTTGTCTTCCCATCTATTCTAATAGACGCTTTATACTTATTCCTTGATGGTTCGTAAGTAACACCCTGATATCCAGTCGTATTGTTACGAAACATTGATCGGTTGAAATTATTCTGTGACTGGCTTGCCAATCTTAGATTGGCAATTCGGTTATCTGATGGGTCGCCATTGATATGGTCAATCTGCGCTGATGGCCATTCTCCATGGATCAATGCCCAAATGACCCGATGCGACATGAATTTCTTCCCACCAAGCATGACCATCCAATAGCCTCGCCTAGTTTTCCATCCAGCAATTTCGCCCTTTTTCTTGTTGTTGTAGGTATACGCCACCTCAATAGTGAACTTTCGTCCACATACAGTGTTTCTCGAATAATACTGATAGGAACTGTCTTCATAGATGAATCCTATGCCCCGCATAGAACCGGCTCATGCCACTTTCTCCAAAGTCCTAGACTTATGCGCAGCTCGATAGGCTGCAAGCCAGCGAAATGCTGTGGCTCGCTCTACACGGAACTTACGCTTCACTTGGCGCCACGTCGGATCAGATGGAAGCGAATCAATCCATTGGGCGAAGCGAATTCCAAGTTCAAAATTGGAATGGACGCCATAGCGGAGTTCGATGAGTTTCATGTCGACTCCTTAGGCGTGATGCCGCAGGTGCAGCCGTCCCACTCCATCGTGCCGGGACCGACGAGCAAGCCATCCCAATCAAAACAGAAGTGGTAGCCGGCGTCCTTTTCCTCCTGAGTCAAAGGAAGGCTATCGCTGTCCATCAAAGCAGCATAGCGGGCATTGGACATCTTCATGCCGCAATCTCCAAATCAAGCGAAGACTGAATAAGCGCTATAGCGAGCCTTGAGCCTTCGTCGGTGAGTAGATAGATAGCCACCCAACGGCTATCCGGACTGATGGTCTCCTCAACGATGCCCTGGCGCCACATGGAGGTTACTTGGTCCCATACGGCGCCACTCGAAGTATCGAGGCAATTAGCTAGCTGGAAGACGCTCAGAGGTGCCAGGAGAAGCGCCTTGAGAATGCGGTCGTGGATATCCTCAGGCATGAGTTGGCCCCTGAGCAAGATTTGCCTCTGGACGTATCGGCATCTTCGGCACAGGACGGAAGAAAGCCACCGTAGACGCATCGCCAGAAGGACGGCCGTCCATATACCAGCGGCCAGGTCGACCTTTATCGCCAGGGATCCAGTCGGCGATCCGGTCGAACCAGAAGGCGGCATCTATGACTAGGTAGCGGCCTTTCTTATCGGGGATTCCCTGGAACCATCCCTTCCATTCTTCGCTTTCAATCATGTCAAGTGACCTTGTCGTTAAAGTATCTGAGGTTCTGCCACATCATGATGCGCATGATGCGCTCATACCTTTCCCATTGACCTTCTTGAATAGCAAGGAGAAGTTCATTCACTTCTCGGGTTAAGTGAAACCATTCTCCGCGAAGCAAAAGATGCTCAAATAGTAGATGAAAAGCCTTTTCTACTTCTGACGATCGATCATTACTTCTGACAACTTGGAGAAGCGACATCTCGTAAGGACAGCCAGTTTGCAAAAACTGAAGTCTTCTTATTGGGTCTTTTGACCTTCCGACCTTTATGACATCAAGTTCATTGACGCCTATGAAATATACATACATTGGGCAAAGCTCCGACAAAGGATGCCGTTAGGGACAACCTTGCCTCAGTTCCTGGCCTTTCACTCTTAACTCTCTACCAACCAGCTCGACTCGCCTTCAATGGCATGGCCGCACAAACCCTTACTTTGTCCCGATATAGCTGGCCTTGTCTCAGTCTTTGGCGAGACCTTGAACGACGGCATCACTTCGTAGAGTTAATCGTGTTTGCAAGCTCCTGCTTGCATGCTCCGCTGTCCTGGGTGCGCCCGAGTTCCGGCCATTTGCTTTGTCCATGAACGGACCCGCGCCCTGACGGACCCGTGATGTAAAGGGCGCTTGACACAAAGTAGGAAGGTCTTTCAGACTTGGCTTACCAGCTCGCAATGGGCTGGGAACCAAATCCTCATCTCTGCCTAGATTGAGGTCATGCGCCCGGATGCTGACCACATCGCGGGCGTTTTCATTTAAACGCTGCATGACCATGTCGTCAAGAGCGCATGCATCACTTCGATCACGCCTGCGAATACATCAACGACTTGTAGCGAAGGCACGCACTAGCATGCCGGTTGGGGTTACGACCCATACCAGCAATGCTCATGACGCCATCTTGGATGGCCTTCCGGAAGATCCAGCCCCAGGCCTTGTCATTGGTCGGCGCCGCATAGCCCATGCGCTTAGCGGCCTCCGTGACGTGCCAGGCCTCGAAGTATTCGTTGATGCCCGCATAGGCGCACAGGAAGCCATAGGCAATCGCAGGCCACTCGTAGTCGCGGTCTTCGGCAGCATCTAAGGCTTTCGCCATGCCGATATCGCGCCGTCTAATCCCTTGAGACATCGAAGTCATATAACCCCGTTGAAGATCCTACATGGTAGGTTTCTGATCCTCAGGAAAGAGGATTGCTAGCACTTCTAGATCGAGCAAGGAAGCCATCTGCTTGGCCCTGGATGGGCTCAAGAGAAGCGTTCCGTTCTCATAGCAGGAAATGGTGGGCTGAGTGACGCCCATAGCCTCCGCGAGCTGTTCTTGCGTGAGGTTGGCTTTCTGACGTGCTTGGATGAGGTCTGTGCGCATAGCTGACTTATTACACAAACGCATATCGGTGTCAAGCATCCTTTCCTCGCCTAAGAATTTTTCCTAACCCACTAAAATTTGCTTGACGAATATCCGTTATGGGCATAATCTACACCCATCAACCAAGCAGGGGACATGACATGACTCAGACCTTCAGCCAGCGCCGCGCAATCCAGAAGTATTGCGAAGTGCAGCGCTCGGCTCGCTCGCAATTCCGGTCGGATGCTAAGAATGTCTATGACTTCAAGTGCCCTCCCGGCACCCCTGGCACTCCCCAGCGCATGTCCTGGGTGGGTTCGTATCGCTTCCTGGTGCTGATGGCGGTGGTCATCGGCATCGTAGCCGGCCTGCGTGTGGCGGGGATGCTGTGATGAACACCGACAAGACCCGCACCCACTACGAGACGCTGGCGAAGCAGGCGTCTGGCGAGAAGGATGTGCATCCAAAGTGGGGGCACTTCTTCCAGCTTGGGGATTGCCGGTTCCCAGATGATGGGCCTGCATGGGAAAAGACTGTCGCTTTCCGTGTTGCGTGTCTTGCCAATGCTGAAGAACGCGAACTCATTTGCGGGAATTGTGCCTCTGAAGGTGATTTCGGCGATCCTTTGACTATCGCTGGGTCCCATCGTTGTCACCGCTGCGACCATTACTTCGGATCGCCCTCATCTCATGAGGCCGCCCTCGCCCGCACCGGAGCCTCCGCATGAACGCGCAGGGGCAGAAGGTATATGAAGGAACGACGTCCATGTATTGGGCTGGACGCGCTGCGTATCACTGCGGTCTGACGCTTAGCGCCAATCCGTGGGACGCGAATAGTCCGGCAGAAGCGCGTTTCAACTGGTCGTGGCGAAAAGGTTTCGCAAGCGCTGAGGCAGAGATTGAAGGTGTGGCCCGCGTCGTAGGCGCGCAGTCATGAGCGCCATCCTCCGCCAGTCCGCATCCGAGTATCAGGCTCGCATCGACGCTCAGGCTATCGAAGACGAATGGATCGAGAAGCGTGGCAAGGATTTGCACGCTCAGTACCTCAACGATCTTGAGTACATCTCGGAGGCCGTTGGCGATCTGAGCTACTACAAGGTCAAGTCGAGCCACGTCGATCCTCGGACGCTCCCGATCCTTCGCCTCATCCGCGATGGAAGCGATCACGCCGAGCTTGGGCGCCTCATCTGCGAAGCGGTGAAGGCGAAGCTCGGCGAGAAGGCTACGGACGATGCCTCTGACGAGTACCAGCCACGCGGCGAGATGGAGTACACGCCATGAGCGCTCAGCAGAATTACTGGATCGAATGCGTGTCGATCGCCGCAGAAGAATGCGGCGCAACTCTCACGCAAGAACAGATCGTCGATATCGCGGCATCAGTTGAGAGCGGCCACGAAAACTATGGCATGGCGTTCTATTCGCCTCCGGCTTCGGATCGCCTCAATCAGATCGAAAGCGAATGGAAGTCTAAGTACGCCGATCTGCAACGTGAGTTCGAGAAGTACCGGAGCAACGCCGAAACAGCCGTGAAGCGAGCGCTTCGTCAGCACCATGATACGAACGTGTCGATAGGCGAGTACGGTGAGGTTACCCGTCATGAGGGTCGCTCGGAGCGAATCCTATGACCTGCCTCGGCGACCTCTACAACCTTCCCGTGGCCGAAGTGCGCGCCATCCTCGTGCGCGAAGAACTGACACTGATGAACGCGAACGTGCGCGAGGCCCTATACCGCGCCGAATCCCTTTCCATGCCGGCCAATGTGGGGGATGCGAACCCCTGCGCTGAACTCGCTGAGGCCGGCGCCTATTTGGAGGATGTGGTGTGACCATCCACCCCATCACCCGCACGCGTCCTAACAGTCTCGCCGGATGCGATGCGCCAACAAACGACCAGCGCCTAGCCGAGTGGTACTTCAAGTTCTACAGCGCAGGCCATCACCGTAACCGCAAACCTCGCATGCGAGTGAAGCCGCGGATTCGAGTTGTTAACGACTGAATTCCCAACACCGCGCACGCCGGGTTGTAGCGTGCGGAGATTTCAGATGAGCAACGCAGCCATCATTATCGACGCAGAACCGGAGCCGCAGCCGCGCAAGCAGATAGCTGTTGCCGCGACCACGCCGTCAGACCTTCTCGCCATGGCGGTTCAGCAGGGCGCAGATCTGGACAAGCTCCAGAAGCTCATGGACTTGCAGGATCGCTGGGAGGCTAACGAGGCGCGCAAAGCCTTTACCGTAGCCATGACTGGCTTCAAGGCTGAACCAGTGAGGATCCTTAAGCGAAAGAATGTCAGCTTTACGACGCGTGATGGTGAAAAGACGTCCTACAACCATGCCGAGCTGTCGGATATTACCGATGCGATAGGCCCGGCTCTGGCAAAGCATGAACTTTCCTATCGATGGAACATCAAGCAGGAAGGCAGCAACATCTCGGTGACCTGCATCCTTACCCATGTTCGTGGGCATTTCGAACAGGTAACGATGAACGCTTCCCCTGATGCCAGCGGCAAGAAGAATGCGATTCAGCAGGTGGCATCCGCTACAACTTATCTACAGCGCTATACGTTGCTTGCGATCACTGGCATGTCCACTAAGGGCATGGATGATGACGGGCGAGGCACGGCGCAGGAAGAAATGGATGCTAGCGAACTTGATTGGCTGAGCAAGATCAACGATGCACAGACCGTTGAAGAATGCCAGGCCGTCAAGAATGAAATGCTGTCCGCCTATGATGATGTGCCAAAGACGCTAAAGGGCGCATACAACACGCGTATCCGCGACCTCAAGGCTTCGGCATGAGCGGCCCTCGCTACCACTTCGATATCGCCCAAGGCACGCCCGAGTGGGATGCCATCCGCGCAGGCCATTGGAGCGCATCGCGAGCAGCCACGATCATGGGCGGCATGGAAACCAAGGGTCTCGAAGACCTTGTTATGGACGTAGCATGGGGACGCATCTACGGCCCCGTAGAACACAGCACGTTCAAGTCTTCGGCTATGGAGCGCGGCAACAACCTGGAGCCAGAGACACGCGACCGCTATTCCTTCAACACGGATCGCGTGATTGAGGAGTGCGGGTTCGTGCAGCACGCCACGATCCCTTGGGTAGGCTGGTCACCTGATGGCCTGTGTGGCCTTAAGCACGGCATCGAAGCCAAGAATCCCCTCCACAAGGCGTACATGGAGGTTAAGCGCACGGGGAAGATCCCGGCCGAGTACCGGTGGCAGACCAAGTGGGCGATGTGGGTAGGAGAGCTGGAGTCCATGGACTTTCTATGCGATCACCCGCGCGCTGAACTGATCGTGATCCCCTGTGTGGTAACCGAATCCGAGAAGCAGCAGATGGCCGAACGCGTCTCGAAGCTTGAGCCTCGCGTTGCCGAATGGATCGACATCCTCGCCGATGCGAAAGAGGAATTGCCGCTATGAAGCCTATCCAGCTCCACGACTGGCAACTCTCCGGCGAGGAACCCATGAGCCGGGCGCAGCAGAACCTTTTCAATGCTGCGTGCGAGTGCCTTTCGACCATGCAGTGGCATGGCGGCTACCTGAGCCATGACGACGTGCGGCACATTCTCACGGCCATGGTGCTGAGCTGGCGAATCATTCCGGGCTTGGACATGGGCGATGGGAAGCCTTCCGTGATCGTGTTGCCTCGGTCTTCCAAGGAGCTGTCCAAGTCGAAGGCTACTGAGGCCATCCAGATGGCGTTCTGTCTCGGTGACGATCCGTCGCAGTTCGGTCTTTCCTGCAACCCCGTCCAGTGGTCCCAGGTGGTCAGGCTGGCTCGGGGTATCAGTGATTCGGATGAACAGTTTGCGGCTCGTTACGCCGCGTAAGAAGCAGGAATAAGGCAGTCCGGTATAGCCGCTTCTAAGTTCCTAACCAGTGGGAGTCTGCCGAATAGATTGGACGTGCCGCCCTCCACGGCTTGAGGGCATTAGAGAGGTGGTTGGTTCTAACGTAGCTGCGTTGGTAATTGCGTCCAGTAGCGGGACGTCCCAGCCACCTCCCCAATCGATTTATGGCAGTGAATGCGCAGTGGCGATGCGCAGCGAGGACGGTCTCAAGGTGCGGCGAAAGCCAATACTGCAACGAGCATAAGCGATCGGGAAACCTGACCAAGCCGGGATCGCCTCCGGCCACTGCCGCCTACAAAGGAGAGCGTGATGAGTAACGAGTTTGTGCCTGGCCCATGGCAAACCTTCTCGGATATGCATGGTTATCCATACGTAGCCAATAAGGAAGGATGCATTGTTGCCTGGGTAGCGCCTGATGCTTGCTATGAGGCGTTTGATACTGCCGAACTCATCGCCGCCGCTCCCGATCTTATTTCAGCCCTTGAGCGAATGGAGAGCGCTTTTCACCTCGTCCTCCAGGGCAAGCCTATTCGCGATGCCGATGAAGTTCTCGCCGAAGCACACGTAGCCCTAGCCAAAGCCAAAGGCCACTCCCTATGACGAGTTACACGGATGATCAGGTGCAATCCCAGATCAATTGGTTTCGTGCTGCTGGTGCCTGGTATGAAGAGGTAATGCTCCGCTCCCTTCTCGCCGACCGCACCCGCCTGCAAGCGGAGGTGGAGGCGTTGCGGAAGGATGCTGCGATTCTCAAAGGTGGAATCTTCATCGGCGGACCGAATGCAGAGTGCATCGTGTTCTCTAAGGCACACGTAGAACCGGCAATCGCCGCCATGTGCATGGTTACTGGCGATGACCACGAAGACTACACCGCAACGTCGCTAGATAACTCTGCCCGAGCCAAGAAGGGGGATGTATGAGCGAGAAGAAATTCTACGATCAAGGCTGGAATGACTATATCGATGACGTCGAAAGACCGAATCGTTATTCCACAACTGTCGATTATTATGACGGTTGGCATGACGCCGAGCATTGTTCGGTGAACGATCCTTCCTTGCTCTACAAGATGGAGGTTGTATGACCGCCAACTACGAACATCTGCGCGAGGTGGCGGAGAAGGCGACGCCTGGGCCTTGGTATCACGTACAGGCTTTTCAGCGAGTGCCAAATGTAAGAACCATTCATGGATCGGTAGATGGTCATCGAGTGGATTTTGTTTCCACATCAAAGGAGCCGGTACACACGACGATCATTGCCAGCATGGAAGGCCGAGAATCAGCTATGCGCTCATGCGACATGGCGTTCATCGCCACCTTCAACCCAGCCACAGCTATCGCCCTTATCGACGAACTCGCCGTGCTCCGTAAGGAGAATGAGGGGCTGAGGGCAAAGGTTGATGGGTTTAATGCCGTGCTTAAGCGTTATCAAGATGCACGGGTGTTCACCAATCTTCACACGCGGCAGGTTGCGCGATCCATTGCGGAAGATGCAGAGCTTGATACTGCACGTTTGCTTGATGACGCCGCCCGCGCAGCCATCGGAGACAGCCATGAGTGAGATGACGCTTGAGCAGGCATTGATGAACATCGAACGCACGATGCCGTCAATTGCCTTTAGCGATTCGTGGAAGACCATCAAAGCCCACCTCACCCGCGCTCCGGTGCAGGTGACGGATGAGGATGTGGATGTTGCAGTTGATGCATTCCAGAATTCGACGTCGTATGGCCTATACAGGGTGGCTATGCGCGCCGCCCTCGAATCCCTATCCGCGCGTCTGGCGCAGCCTGTGGTGGCTGATGCCGGACATAAGTGGAATGTCGACGGCGAGAAGTGCTTGAAGTGTGGCGATAAGGATTGGATGGCCGCACCCTCTTGTGCGGCGAATGAGAATCCTGGAACGCGGCAGTCCTTCGCCGAAGATGACTTCTATGTTGGACACTCATTGCCCGAGCTTCATCCTGATCCACTAACGAACGCTGAAATTTTCATCGATGCTCTTACGGCCCATTTGGATACGGCTCGAAAGGCACTCGCACTTGCGGCAGCTATGCAGGTGGTAACGCCCGAACTTTCCGAGGTCAAAAGCAATGCCTCTTGGGCAATGCATGAGACCGACCCTCGGCGAATCATGCCTCGATCCGCAAAGTGGGAAGGTCACCAAACCAATGGCGTGCCGGTCGAAACCATAGTGGGTTATGTCTCCCATGATGAACTTGACCGAATCATCATTGGTGAAATTGAAACTGCAAAGCTATATGCAGCTCGTAAGCCTAAAAGCGAAAGCGTGCCATTATTTCTTCATCCGCACGAGCAACCCCACCCGCAAGCCGCGCAAGGCGGTGAGGCAAGGGGGGAGGCGCTTGGTGAATACCTTGCGAACGTCGACGCGCATGGCGGCGTCCGGTGGATCAACGGCAAGCCTCCGCATGGCACCAAGCTCTACACGCACCCCGCCGAGCGCGCGTCCGTGCCGGACGACACTGCAATTCTCGATTGGTTGTGCGAACAGCACATCGAAGTGCGCACTCCGGCGCGATATGGCTCGCGCGCCAACTTCGTGACCAGTCCAGAAGATGATGACGGGTTTGAGCAGCCTAACGAACTGCGCAAACTGGCGCGAGAGTCGATGCTCTGCGCCGCCCCGACGTCCGACACCTGTGCGAATTGTGATGCACTTATGCCAGAAGGTTGCAAAGGAACATTCAAGGACGAAAAGGAATGCCGACTGCACGATGCCGCCCCGACGCTCGCCGGGAAGGAGAAGGGGTGATGAAATCGCCAACCGTATATGCGGTAATGAAGGTCACCATCGAAATTCCGGTGCGGTCGAGCGAGTCAGGCGAGACGTTTGAGCAATTGCATACGGCTGCGCTACGTGAAGCCGAAGGCATCCTGCGGACCCGAGCCAACGATCCCAAGAACGGGGGTTGGTTTCGCGTCATTGGTGGCGTCGAGTTCTCCCACGCCGTCATTCGAAGGGACTGAGCGATGACCGACGAGCAGAAGGTGGACGGCATCTTTGTTTCGCCAGAGTACTTGCGAGAGTTATTCATGTACGAGAACGGAAGGCTTTATTGGAAAGCCCGCAACGAATGTCACTTCGTAAGCGAGAAGGCATCGAAGATTTGGAATGCAAAGTTCCCAGGCAAGGAGGTTGGATACGAACTTAAGGGATATAGGCGAGTGAGATTTTTGGGACGACTTTGGTCAGTCCATGCCGTTATCTATGCGCTTCACCATGGCCCATTCACTGGAATCATTGACCACATTGATGGCAATACGCTAAACAATAACTTGGCGAATCTTCGCCTAACAGACAGGCTCGGAAACTCCAGAAATAGAAGCGTCAACGCTAGAATTCAGTCAGGCCTCAAGGGCGCATATCCGTCAGGTAGCAAGTGGTTTTCCACCATTCGAATTGATGGAAAGCCGCACTACCTTGGCCTATTCGATACGGCCGAGCTGGCACATGCCGCTTATGCGAAGGCTGCGCGTAAGCACTTCGGGGAGTTTGCTAACTATGAACGTTAGTCGCGAGGCGTTCGAGGCGTACGTAATTCAAGACCATCATTGCAGCCCTGATGACTTGAAGTGGGACGAGTCGCGCAACTGCTACGCCATGTGGGTGATGCACTTCGCCTATCAGGCCTGGGAAGCACGGGAAGCCCTCTCCCACGCCAGCGCAACTGCCGAGGAATGCTCGGTAGATGGCGAGGCTGTGGCTTATGGCGTCCTGTTCGACTGGAAGGGAACCGGCAAAAGCGAGGTTCGTGACCTTTATCGGGATCGTGCGCTCGCCGAGGGCAAGGCGACGCTGGAACTGTCGAAGTTACTGCCTGGCATCCCGATCACCATTACTTGCGCACCACTGTTCAGGCATCCGATGCGAGTCAGCGATGACATGGTACTTGCCGCCAGCAATAAGTTCGGACATCTGCGCAAGAAGGGCGTGAGCCAACTTGAAGCAATACGACAAGCCATAGACCAAGCCATCGCGGCCAAGAGGGGTGAGAAATGAAGTGGCGGCCGATTAGTGAGGCGCCCAAGGGACGCAAAGTCATCGCCGGATACCACAATGCTCTAGGTAAATGGCGAACCATCATGGCGATGTACTACCCGCCGCGCACCCTTGAGCTTGAAGATGACATGGACGATACCGATGACGGTTATGCCCCGGAGGGTTGGTACGATCTTTGCGATAACACGGACACTATCCGCCTCACCGAGGAAGATCCAACCCACTGGATGCCGCTGCCTGAGCCGCCGGAGGTTGGGTGATGATATTCAACGATCTAGTCCTATTCATCATGCGCCGTGATGACTTATCGCCACATGCGGCTATTGCTCATGCCTTGACGATCAGCAAGAGGGATCGCAGGCGTATGAAGTCAATCAGGCTTTCTTAGGCTTATTCCAGCATCCTTGCGCCAGTCCGTACTGATTGTGCGCAAGGATTTCTTTGGCTGTCTGATCGGTTAGAACATCGCCAGATCCAACAAGGATGGGCGACCATCCACGGCACACATCAAGCTTAATGATTGGCTTAGGGACGCATCCACTCATCCCGAAGACGACCAGCAGCGGAACTAGGGTCAGAAGTAGCCACATCCTGCGCAGGCGCTTGCGGTAGCTGCGAAACCTCTGTGTCAACGTCATGTCGTGTCTCCACGGCCTGAGCGGCCTGGTTAGCTGATTGGGCTTCCTGAGTGGCATTATCGACCTTAGCCTGCTGGTCATCTTTGCCTTTTCGCATGCCGGCTAGATAGGCTGAACCAAAGGCTACGATCAGAACGCCAAGCGCACAGATCCATCCCCAACACTTAGACCAAAGGGCGGATAGCATTAGTCAGCCTCCGGTGAGTCAAAGACGGCCTTTTCAGCCTTGCGTCGGTTGACGAGACCTTGCATAACCTTCCCTGCGGCCTTGTTCCACGCCAAGAACTGGCTTGATGCTCCGGCAATATCACCGCGACGAAGGCACTTGAGAAGGGTCGAAGTTCCTAGATTTCCTATGCCTATATTGTAGGCTAGCGACACTAAGGCCCCCTTCTGGTTGCATGTTAAAGGCACGCTATAGTTATCGATGGACTCTCCAAGCTTATCGATGCGCTTCTGTAGATCGGCATCGGCTTGTGCTTGAGTCCATACCGTAGATGGCCCGATATCCATGCCTGTAGCCCCCCAGCCGATAGTCCATGGCTTGCCGCCAGTGGCTGGATCAGGATAGGTATGGAACTTGCACTTCTCCCAATCAGTAATGAGCTTCCAGGAGACCTGTTGCCAGTTCACGGTTTGTCCTTTGGCGCATTCTGTCGGTAATGCTTGGCAAGCAGTCCGACAAGAGAGATGCCATACAAAGCATTCTTAGCCGGGCCAGGAATATCCGCATAACCAACCCATCTAGCAACCACGTCGTAGATATCGGGAAATGGAAGAAGGAAGGCAAGCACCCAGGTGGATGCCTGCCTCCACACGGCGCGAATATCGGTGTTGATGCGGTCACGCCATGGCATTGGCGTTACTCCAAGGACTGCAAGTAGGCGATGGCTTCCTCTTTCGAGTTAAACCATCGTGCATTCCCTGCCTTTACGCTTCCATCCGACTCTAAAACAGCCATAGATGTACGCGGACTTGGCGGAACAGTGATGATGATGATGGGATCTTCAGATTCCATGGTTATTCCTTCTTGTTGTTTGATTCTTTTGGTCTAAGGCTTGGAGCAAGAACGTAAATAGCCGAGATATAACTCTGAGCCTTTTCATTCTCACTCTTTCTTGCCTGATTCTCTGAATCGAAATGGTTGAGTTCTCGGGAAACCCAAACAGATCCCAGAACAAAACACGCTAGCATGATGAGGCAGCATGTCGTGGCTACCCACACGCCAATGCCACCTGCATTGATATGAATTTCTTGCTTTTGACTTCGATCCAAGGAATGAAACGTTTCAAGGGAATCCCTGAGTCCTTGGAATGCCTCGATGATACGATCTGCGTCCCCCTTTTCCATGGTCAGTCGTTCCTTATCGGTACGTTGAGTTTCCCCGCGATCTCGTAAACAACCCGAGATAGCCTCTGTAGTTCAGAAAATACCTTGTCCATAGCAGCATTCTTGGCGTAGTTCTCGGCCATATGTAGCTTGAGTTGACCCAGTTCTACCTTGTTTCTATTGATCGACATTACTACCCACACGGCGAATGCAACAAGAAAAGGTAGAAGTAGACCAACAGCCCATTGAAAGATAGCCATACTCATATCATGGATCCCATGCAACGAATCCGCTAGGCGGCGTATAGGTTAGATCGGAGCTTTTGAAATGACCTGTACCGCTCTGTGATGTCTGATATAGAGCAACTGCTGGATACATAGTTGTCGCCACTGAGCTAAATGCTGGATTCGTTCCGGCAGCTGGGTCGCCACTATTCTGCCATATACCGTTTTTCGAGAAGAATAGTTGACCCGTGGATGCCTTTAGTGCCACTCCAATCACATCTCCAGCGGTAAATGCTCCTCCATAAGCATGTGATGATCCATTGCGCCATGCGCTCCCATCCTGCATATAGAATCCGCATGATGTTGGATCTGAGGCATCTCCGGGAGCCTTGTTCGTTGGTAGAGTTCCGGTAGCTATACCAATCATGATAAATGGCGAGCCAGTTGGACCGCCGATCAAAACCTCGAAATATTTGTCAGACCCACCATTGGTGGCCGTTCCAAGTACCGATCCATATTGGCTAGGGTTTGATGCTGTGCGAGTCGCAATGAGGTTAAGTCCAGAAAGAGAAAGACTGCTGGTTAGCCCCGATGGATTCCAAGTAACGCCTGTTGGAGGCGGCGTACTTGTTTGTGGCCTAGCCATCATGGCTACACGAAGGATGTGTTGGCGTTTCATGCCATGTCACCACCGATAGCCCACGTATTAAGCGAAACATGCCATGCGAAAAGAGTGGAGTATTGGGCGCGAGTCTTAAGCGTGCTTGGGGTAACAAGAGTCACGCCAGATCCGGCAGAAAGGGTGATCTGACCGGTGCCGAATTGAAGTATAGGAAGAATTGAACCTACCTCGGCTAGTCCTGCATTGATCGTTGCAGTAACTGCCGAAGATGCACTAAACGAAACTCCTCGAGAGCAGTCATTCCGGATGAATGTATATGCAGTTGACGAAGTGATGTTTGGGTAGGCAACGCCTACCTCGTCCAATCGAACATTGAGTGCGCCATTCGTGGTGAAGGTGTCATCGGCCCCAACACCAGCTAATACAACATGCCATGATACTGATCCATGCATATAATTGCTTGTATCATCAATATCATAGGATGGGTTCCATGTTCCAGATGAGGCATGCTCAATATTAAACTGAGCAACATCAAGATAGTGAACTCCGCTAGGAACAAATCCTTTTGTGCAGTGGATGGATTGAGCACGGAAAATTCGAGATGAGTGATCAGCCGTAATATGCTCGAAAGCTCGCGCGCAAGCCCAGGCATTGATTTGATCGGCGGTAGTGTGCTCGGCAAGCTGGTAGCCAGTATAGAAGCCAATAACTGCCGTTCTATCGACTCGTGTAAAGGCTCCATTCCCATTCTTGGGTAGGCGAATGCCATAACTTGTCGTCGTCGTTGGATACGTTACAGACGGGACTCCATAACTACCCGTACACGCAACAACATTGTTAATGTCAATGCATGCGATATGACTACCATCAAGCGCGCTAATGGTAGGGTTAGGAACCGTCTCAAATAGTATATTGATACATTGGAACTGGATATTGCTGAAATCCAATGCCGATCCCGATGGACCCCATACACCTAATAGTGCCCCCGTTCCAGAAGAAAGATTACTTTTAAGAACAGAGCACCCCGAAGGAAATGGCATTGATGCTCCAACCGAGAAATCTTGTGGTGGCGGGGTCTGCCCAAGAAAAACGATAGGAAACTGTGTAGATGCTGTGCTTACTTTAGGGAGAACAAGTTGCGAGTTACTACGACTAGTATCCTGCAAAGCACCTGCGATCAAATATATTCCAATAGGAAAGAAAATAACGCCTCCTCCCGCTGTTCCAGCTGCGTCAATAGCTGCCTGGATAGCGCTTGTGGCATCCGTCGCTCCGGTCTTGTCTGCGTTATAAGGCGATTGTGTTACATCTATCCACGGCAACGCCACTGTGCCACCACCGGTATTCGTGATGGTAACCGTCGACCCTGATGCAGTAACACCAATGCCGGTTCCAGCCGAAATACTTAACGCGCCGGTAAGGCTATTAAGAGATAAAACTCCTGATCCACTTACTGTTACTACAGCCCATGACGAACCATCCCAGGCACTAAGCTCGGAAGTATCTGTTGACCAATAAAGTCCAACAGTGCCAGGGAAAATATTTGGACTGGCCGGCCTAGCCGAATGAAGTCCGGAGCCAAGATAGTCAATGAGTCGACCGCTATAAGGAGCCGGCATCAGAAAATCTCCGTGTAAACTAATGATCCATCGTCAATGTATACAAAAACTGGAGGAACTTCACCAGTAACAACAGGAAGAATGCCTTGGCTAACAGTGGTAAATGAAGTAATCCCATCAGCATCTACAGATTTCGTGATGGTTGACGACGAAGCGAAAGCTTCCGAAATGCTGTACCAACCCTTCGTTAGGGTTATATCGCTACCATAATATTGGCTTGGCCCAGGGACATCGACATCGCCATCCAGGGTTACCAGAACAAGGCCTTGGGCTAGAGAACCATACGTGACGACGGAATTATTTCCCGTCACAGTGGAGGTGATAGGAAGATAAGGTCCAGACGGCGGCGTTACCGATCCGCCGGAATCCTCAAGCGAAGTAACGCGATCCTCAAGATTCAGAAGATACTGAAAAAATGGATAGGTCGGCACACCGGTCGATGTATCGGTGTACTGACTCTGCGCCTTGGGAATCGGAATCTTCACGGACTCGTTACCTCGCCAATGGCGATATAGCTGAAATAGACCGTAGAGGTGATGTTATTAGGTGCCTGAGCTGCACCTTCATTCACATTGACCATGAAGGTAAAGCCAGTATTCGTGATATTGCTGGTCGAAACGACGCCATAGAAGCCGCCAGGCGTGATGCCGCCGCCATTAGCGGTACACGTCACAATGGGCTGAGTTCCTGTCTTGAACGGGACAGGGAAGGTTACAGAGCCGGTAGCCGTATGACCACCGCTCGGTGGGATATTCCCGCTACCCCCTTGAACAAGAGACGAATTGGTTGTCGTTGTCGTGTCAGCGGCACGAAGTGAAGTCGCCGTTACTGTGATGCTAGCTGGCGCAGGCGGCGTTGTGGCAGCTTGCCAGAACACAACCGTCCCATCTGTGCCGACGACCTTTCCAGCCTGTCCTGTAGGGTCAGGCACTTGGCGAACAGGCGCCCATAGAAGATTTGACCCATCATTGGTCAGAAAATCGCCAGTAATGAGTGCTGGGATAGAAAATCCGGGGTCTGCACCAGACTGGATATTGTTTCGTGTCTGTATGATAGTCCCCAGAGCATCCTTGATAACGGCGCCATAGATACCTGATCCCCACACATCCGTTGTCAGACGACCGGCTGCATCAAGCAACACCGGATTAGCGTTCAGGACGATAAGCGAAGGATCCGAATAGGTGTTCTTGAGTGTCGTCAGATCCGTCTCATAGAACGTGATCGATCCGCCGTTGTTAACCTGGCCGTTATTCAGGAAATACTGATTGAACTGTCCAAGAGGGCGAAAGCTTGCCATGGTCCCTCCTTAGGGCTGGGCGCTCTGATTGACGGATTGCGACATGAGATCGGCGGCGGCCTTAAGATCAGGGTCTTTCTTTTCCTTGGCCGTAACGCGAAGAGTGGCGATAGCCGGAACAAGCCCCTGTACAGGCGTATCGACTTTCGTGGCAAGGAACTTGACAAAGGTCGGGTTGGTCATGAGGCGAGCGGCTAGATTGGCCGTTCCAGCAGCCCCAGCAATGCCAGCAGCCACACCAGGATGACCGGTAAAAAGAGAAGTCATCAAACCTGTAAGAGCCGTAATCTGTGCGCCGGCCGGCGCTGTTCCAGACGGATTGGCAAGGTACTGAGAACCTTCTCGAATATTGGAGGCAACTTTAGCGATCGAATCCATATTCTTTGAGAATTCGGGGCCATAACCATCAAACAGAGTCGACTTAGCCTGAGGACTTAGTTTGTTCCAGTTCGTTAGGAAGGTTCCCATACTGAACTGATCACCTGCGGCATTCTGCTGACTTGGGTTGGCCTTTCCCAGACGATTAATCATGGCCGCCGAGACCACCTTTCTCTGATCTGGCTGCAAGCTGCGCATCACATTGTCTATCGTGGTGTTGCCTTCTTTCGTTCCTGCCGTGGCAGCGCTAAACACCGCTTCTGGACCACCATTCTTGTCCACGATGCGCTGCAAAGTGTCGATGCGCTCCTGACCGGCCTTGTAGAAAGCATTGGCATCTTCCCATGCCTGCTTTGCCTGTGGGCCAGCATTCTGAGCAGCTTGCTTCATGTCATCCGATAGGGCGCCATAAAGCGCCTTAAGCTTGCTCCTAGGAAGGTCCGAAGTAAGCTGGAAATCGCTCAACTGATCGCCGATCATGGATCGGATTTGCTTCACTGCATCATAGGGAAGCGTACCTCCACCTTGGGTATCAGCAGCAATGGCCTGCTCAAGCTGAACAAGCTTGGGATTCTGCATCAATGCCGAGGTGTTCTTAGCGCCAGCAATAGCCGCGTTGATATCGGAGAGCGTTTGTTTCGTCTGCCCGATGTCAACTGGCGTTGTGGATGGCACATACTGATCGAGCTTGTTATAAAGGTTTTGAGACCGCTGTTTAAAGCGATCAACAAAACCGCCAGGGCCGCTAACGCCTTGGACGATGGCCTGTCCAGCCGAGCCACTATCGGCTCCTGGAGAAAGCGAATCGGCAAGTTGGGAAATCCTATCGGAAACCTGGTCTCCTTGACGCTGTGCAGCATTTTTCATGACCGTCACAGAGCCGGGCGTCTTAGAAAGAAGCGACTCGGCACCCTGAGCAAGCGGTCGCTGCGTAGCCTGTCCCACCGTAGGGGCCGTTCCAGCATTCGCAAAGTCGGCGATGTTCTGTGCAACGACCTGACGACCGGCCTCACCTCCTCGCAAAGAGCCCTGTACAGCGGCCTGTCCAATGGCTGGCGCAGCAGGAGCAAGCCCACCCACTAGGCCGGCTGCAATCTGCCCTGCTGGACCGGCGCCAGCCTCCTTGGCACCTTGCGAGGAAAGGCCACCAGTGATAGCAGAAGTTCCCTGCATGGCGGGGTTAGAGGCCATGATGTTTCCTATAGCCGAAACCGTAGGATTGGCTGATCCGGCCAAGGCGCCACCCACGCCGATGCCTCCAGCGGCGCCAGCTAAGCCACGCTCAGCCGCACTGACGAATCGCTCTGTCTTGGATAGATCCTGAGGATTGGGTACTCCGGCAGCATTGAGCGCCATATCAGCGGCGTCGCCAGCCGTACCGAAACGGTATTGCGGTCCAGCGCCAGCGGCTTCTAGGCCCTTGTTGGCTAGCATGGTCACCGGACCAAGAACGATATCCGGAATGGATGCTAGACCATGGGCCACATTTCGGCCAGCCAGCGAAAAGGAACGCGCCGCCTGTTCGCCAAGAGATGGTGCCTCTTGTGCCGTCTGTGAGGTGCTTTTCACATTGGAGAAATCTGGCCCCTTAGGACCGAACTGAGCGTCAAACTGCTGCTTGGCGTGGGCGCGCGCGCTGTCATCAGGCAACTGCGGAGCAATCACCTGAGAGAAATACTGCTGCCGCGCGGCTTCCCGTTGATCAGCAGGGAGTTCCTGATACTGCGGGCTAGAGGCGACCTGGCTCCATGGCTGTGCCATTAGCCACCCCACAGGTGCGAGTAATCGGTCTGCCCCTGAGGCGTCTCTCCCATCTGTTGAGCTGGTGTCTGGGCCGGCTTAGAACCTCCAAGCGATCCATTTCCGAAGCGAGACATATTGTCTCGAATGGTCTTCATCTGATCCATAGCGCCAAGTCGCTGGTTATGGACGTCATTGCGAAGGACATCCGAAACTGAATTGAACTGTTCTTTGGAAAGTTCACGCCGGATCATATCAAGGGCTTCTTGCTGAGTGCTTACCGGGGTTCCGCCGGCACCCGTAGAGCCAGCCATGATGCGTGCATAGTCAGCGGCAACTGGAATAAGAGCTGCCTTAAGCTTGACAACATCAGGGTCACCAGATTGTTCCTCACCCGTAAGAAGCCATCGGTTAATAGCCGGCGATACAGTTCGATCGATGCTATCGCTGATCTTCTGTGCGTAATCCAGATTTCGAAGGAAGGACTGCTCTTGTCCTTGCATGGCATCCGTTCGCTTCTGATAGGCCGTTAGGCTGGCCTGTAAGGCCTTCTGCTGTCCCGCCCGCGTAGCCATATCAGCCGGACTTACGCCACTATTCTGAGCCACATCGGCCGCATGATTCATGATAGCCGTGCGTTGAGCCTGCCCCTGACCTCCGCGACCGACGGGAGGTAACGTATGGTTAATCAGATAATCCCAAGTGGCATTCTCGAGAGCGCCAGGAGTAAGGTCAGAGGCTTGCGCATTCTGGAGGCCCGAAGCACCAAGAACCATAGCTTTCTGCTGTTCAGCCGTAGCGCCAAGCGACTTAGCGGCGTCAATACGCTGTTGCCATGTATTTGCCTTAGGCGCAGGGGTTCCTACTGCTAAGCGAACGCCAGAAACTCCTGCTCCGCCATTGGGATTCTGAAGATGAACATGGTCACCTTCATCAATGGGTTGAAGGCCTCGATTCTTTGCATCCTGAATAAATGAAGCCTTTTGATCTGGCGGAATTACCACATCAGCCGCGGTACCACTTAGATGCTGGCTATTGGGCACTCCCCCAACTTCGGCATTATGCTCTGGAGTGCGAACTCCACTAGTGATGGTCGCCCCGTATTTGCTTGAAAGATCATTTACTGCATTGAAGAAATCAGGCGATGATAGACCTGAAGTAGAGCCGCCAAGAGATACAAGTGATCCCTGACCACCACTACGCGGGTTGACGGCCACGACGCCACGTTCGCCATTAGGCCCGACAGGGGCATTATTGATGATCTTGTCAGCAAATGGCGTCGCATGTAGCACTTGTCCCGTCTTAGAGACAAGCTCGGATCCTGGCGTAAGGACACTAGGCGCAGGCTGAGGAAGCGATGCAATTTGCGCCCTAGCCGCCTCCATAAGAGGTTCGGCCTCGGCAAAGGTGGCTGGAGCGGTCTTACCTTGAGCAGCCCCAATGCGGTCAAGATAGGGTTTCACGGCATTCTGATATGCCGACTCCTTAGCTTGTGGTGTTTTCTGGCTATCGATATAGCTGATAGCTCCACGTAACCGCGTAAGTTGAGCATCCCCGGCCGCCTGATAGGAAGAAGCCTGATCTGGATTTAGAGCTGCGGCCTGTGCAAAAGCATTCGGATCGCCAGCAACAATTTGCGGAGCAAGCGCACGAATAGCCTGCGTATCCGACTGCTGCTGCTGCGCCTGCTGCAAAGCAATATTACCCATGGCATTGCCGCGAGCGGTCTGAATGCCTTGCTGAAATGCGCCGACAGGATTGGGCTGCTGGATAGCGGCGGCGACATCATAGATATTGGCCATTAGCCACCTCCGCTCATCTTAGCGAAGTTGAAGTTCCCACCACTCGGCGCCGATCCATAATTAGACCAGTAGTTACCCATATTATTGCCTAATGTGTAACCAGATCCTTGGCCTCCCCCGCTAAATGGATTGCCATAGTTCTGGAAGTACTGCCCCCCAATATTACCAAGCTGGTTAAGCGTATTACCCCAGGCATTAGCGCTATTGGCATAACTGGAAGCTCGTGCCTGTCCCGCATCTAGCGAGTAGTTGCCGATGTTTCCAGCCATGTTGGCGCCAAGATTTCCAAGGGCATTAGCACTCGTCTGCCCCTGTCCGGCCATACCGGCAAGCTTGTTCCAGTAGTTATTGGCGTACTGCGTGGCAAGACCTTGGCCTAGCGCGATGCGATCAGCATCAGCGCCACCACCAAACAGATTGCCTCGCGCGGCAGCACCAGCATCTAGGGCTTTGGTTCCCTGCTGAACGGCGAACTGATAATCCGGCGAATTGCTAAATCCCGATGTATCACCGCCTAAGTACTTCTGCTGTAGGTTGATCGCATTCTGACCAGCCTGCAAGAAAGGCTGCTGATCTTGCCTAGTCTGGTCATATTCGCGTCGCTGCTCATCAATGGCCGCCTGCGCAGCCTGCTGCTGAGCTTTTGCCGCTGACTTTCCAGCGTTAGACGACATCATGCCGCCCAGCAAAGAGGCTCCTGCGCCAATAGCGGCTCCCCACGGCATCTTATTATCCTCCCGCCTGTGAGGCGATCAATTGGTGTTCCTCATGGATCTTCACATCACCATGCCTAGATACATTGTGAATGCAAAGAACCATAGTGTTATCCACTAGGGACTCAAACGTGTGCTTTTTTAAGGCAGGAACAAAGATGGGGAACGGCGCGTCATAGCGCTTTCCCTCAAATAGCACAGCACCCCGCGCAAGATAGGACGTGTGGTCGAACTGGTGGCTATGCTGAGGAATGATGGTTCCAGCCTTATCGATGATCATTTCCTTGATCCATACTCCATCGGCAGCAAGATATTCATTGCCATAAGGCTGACACTCGGCACGGCATGCGCAGTTTTCACAAGGATTAGACACGTTATCTCCGAATGCAAATGATGAGTGTGATGCGTTCTTCGTCGGAATCGTTCTTGACCCAATGAAGCTTGCTGTTGTCGAAGGTATAAAGATCGCCTGGCATGGGCCTTAGTTCGTCTGTTTCAAAGCAGAATGCCTGATCCTTATTTCCCTTCAATTGCACGGCAAACTTCGAGTAATACTCGGCATGCCATCCAGTGTCGATATGAGGAAGAACCTCACCATGCGGAGGAATTCGGGTAATTAGGACGCCTCCCAACTCCTCTCCTACTACATGCCTAAAAACCTTAAACACAAGCTCCTTGACGGCGGAGATAACTTCTACGCATGGATACCAGACTGATTCGTGGGGAAGCTGCGTAAACGAATGGGCATCATCCTTGAAGTTCGACCAGTCGTTGTAGCGAACCCAGATATCCGAAACTGATCCATGTGGACCTTGATATCGATCTGTCCTAAGCGTGTGCTGATTCCACAGCTCCGGATGATTCTCAAGTTCCCTGACGGCTTCCGAAACATCAAAGGTGATATGAAGTGACCTGATAGGCGGCACTTCACGCACCTCTGGCTCGCCCTTTTCCCAAGTGGTGTGCATCACCCAACGGTTCCTTGAACCACGATAACTCCTCCCATGAGATCTCGCTTGCGAGGGCTTGAGCAGCGCACGCGGTAAACGCGGTGACGAGTTCGTCCCTGGCGCGTGAAGACTGGCCTGACCTCATATTGTCCTACGGCACCGATAGATTCCTGGTCCCAATTCGACCAGTTATTGCCGCCATCATCGGAATACTGCACTCGCACGTAGTTGTCAGGCGTTGGCGATGGGGTCTCGATTTGCCCAACCTGCATAAGAAGTTCAATACGATTGACCAAAAGCGTGTTCTGGTTATCAGAAAGGATGCCTGTTGTGCGCTCTGACTCAAATTCCTGATCGCCTTCAAGCATGTAATCCCAATCGACTTCCCAAATGACGCCGCTCTGGAAGTCACCGGCATACCATTTCCCGTTCCAGAAGGTCATCGAATTCGGACGCCAGCGATTAAGACCGTAGGACTTACGGCGATGCCAGATCTTGGCGGATACATCCCATCCCCATGTCGTTCCATCGGGGAAAGTCCAATAGCAGACCTTATGTCCCGCACTTTCCCATACGAATGCGTATGCTTGATCCCAATTGAGCCCTCGGATGGATTCCTCGATAGGTCGCGTGGAAATGCGCTGCGGCGAGTAACCTGCCAAAACATAGAAGATGCCGTCATTTCCAAGGAAATAGACGGTGTTGTCCATATTGGCGACGGTGAAACGTCCGCCACATCCGCGAGTCAACGTGATCTGCTTGGAACGAAATGGTTGGCTCGTCGCCTGGACCGTCTGGAAGAACTCTGTGGTGGTTTCCGAGAAAAGGATAAGCTCATTGTTGGTGACGGCCAACGATACGAGAAGATCTGGCGCCACTTCCGAGGTGAACTGATCGAGCGTGTTGTAGTCCAGAGCATTGGCTGGCGCTGATGGGAAGGCAAAACGACGGCCCGGCTCAATCTGAACAATGTAGCCGTTGATGAAAACGGCATTGATGCCACCCGGATAACCGGTATCCGTGATCTGCACAAAAGAGTTCGTCGTGGTGTCGAAAACGTACCCCGACGATCCATTGACAATGACTATCTGATTTCCAGGAACCGTTAGCCCAAGCTGATTATGGGCGAACTGAACGCGGCCCACACCGGGAATGGTTCCACGGGAAACATAAGTGAGATCGTTATTGATCTGATAGAGCGTTGTGCCAACGACTGCGAAGAACTTTCCTTCACAGTTGTAAGTTCCACGCACAGGAGGACTATTCCCACCTTCCTCGGTGATCTTCAAAGCCTGTCGAAGACCTGGCGGCGTTTTCAGGATCGATGGCGTACGCGTTCCATCGGTCTCTGCCTGAGTCGGAAGCCAGTTAAGGCAATCCTGTACAGACCAAGGCCTGGTTTCATCGGCATAGAAGCCACCAACAAGAGGAATGGGCGTATATCTCATGGGCAGTACTTGAAGGTCTTCCTATGCCTGGTTTTTAGAGCGAAAAACACCACATCTCTAACCTACGTACCACGATTCTCCATTAAGTGTGCGGCCGTTATATCCCTGCGGCCACGGAATCGCCAAAATCGGCTGAATAGGCGTCGCTACGGCCACGTCTCGCAGAAGATCAGCCATCCCCTTAAGAGCCATCGCCTGAACCGTTGGCAGTGGCGTGACCCCGTATTCGGGAGACAGAACGATAGCCAGGTTAGCCGCGATGGCCTGTGTTGCCTCATCGGGCAGCGGAAGGTCATCCGATGGACTAGCCACCGGAGACCATCCAAGCGCCGTGCCGTCCGCCTCAATGCGCGCCATCATGCCATTCAAAGCATCAATGGCCGTTTCCATGTCAGCATCCTTCACCGACTGAATCGGATCGATGACCTGAATGAGCCTGAGGGCGCGCGCAACAAGGTTCTGGACCTTCATGGCAACTCCTTACGCGATGATGCCGCCACTCTGCAAGGACGAAATAAGGGCATTTACCTTCGTCTGTAGCTCAATCACATCAGATCGAAGACCATTAATGGTAGCGATCGCGGCATCACGATTAGCGGAGGTATCCCATGCGCCAGCTGCCGTGCCAGTGCCTCCCGCAGGAGCGGCAGCAGGGACTGTAGCGCTTGCAGGAGTAATGCCGGCCTGGGTTAGAACACCACCGCGAACACTGGCCGAAGGCGCAGGAAGGACAAAGCTACCCCCCGCGATAGTGGCAATTTCACCAATGGTTACAGCAGCGCGTCCGCCATTCCCCTGGCTTGCATAAAGCTGAGTACTTGCATTTGCCATGTTGTTCTCCTAGAAGGAGGGGAGCCGAAGCTCCCCATCCTTGTCAGCCAGCGCTCTGAGTAACGACACCCGAATTATTCCAAAGCTGCCCAGCCACATGCGGGTCAGCGGTAGGAAGATCGCTCAGATAGACCGGATTGGTTTCGACAGTGCCCACGCCAATCGGAGCCGTCCACCAGGACGAGTTGGAGCGCTGGGCTACATTTGGATTGGTGATGACAGGTGCAGCCATATCAGTTCTCCTTAGGCCGGGGTAAGCAGGGCAGGGTTATTGGTGATGCGAGTCGCCCATTCCGGACGAAGCGCGCCAAAGCCGTACATGATGTCGAAGCGCGTCAGGTTCATATCGTTGATCAGGGACGAACCCTCAGTCACGCGCATGCTGATGCCATCGAACTGGCGCCGCGAGGTCTTCCAACCCGACAGCTCGGGCAGATCCACAGTAACGAAAGCGAAGGCTTCCGGACGGTAGGCCATGGAGATGCCGTAAGTCGCGCTCGCCGGCTGATCGATGGTGATAGGAGCATTATCGGCCGGCGAATTGGTGACGTTCTTTTCCGAACCCGTCACGGTCAATGCCGGATAGATCTGAAGCGCACCCGTGCCGCCCGCATAGTCCGCAGTGACCACGAACTGACGCAGATAACCCAGGCTGACCTTGGTCTGAGGATGGACGGCAACGACGCCCGTAAAGGTGATGATCGTGCCCTGCGGAATCGCACCCGTGCCCGTATCCACATTAATGGACGAGCCGGACTGATTGGCACCATTCACCAGATAGCCAGTACCGGCGCCATTGGTAAAGACCGGAGTGACGGTCGAAGCAGTCCAGTCAAAGCCCGAGGCGCGGCCCATGACGCCATCCTCATACTGCACTTCGATCTGCTTCTGGGCATTGAACAAACCTGCCAGCGCCGGAACCAGGGTGGTTTCCGAGGACGTGTTCATCAGCATCTTCATGGTCGACGGACCAGCGCCGTTGTCCATGATGTACTTGCGTGCGATGTTCGCATAAGCCAGCTGAGTCCACTGCGCCGCCGAGCCCGGACCGGTCTGATTCGGGATGGACTTAGCGGCCAGGTTCTGGACATTGGCTTCGACAGTGACGGCCAAGTCTGCGACCTGCTGCGACAGATAGCGACGGTCAAACTCCTCGATATCCAGTGCCAGTTCCGCACTGGTGTACTGCACCGAGAAATTGAGCTGATCCACAATCTTCACGGGGCGGATGATCGTCTGCAACGGCGCAGGCGTAGCTACGCGGCCCGAGGTCACGACGGCGTGCTGCGGGATCGGCACGCGCAAGGTGTCACCGATGGCCGGCTCGCCTTCCTTAAAGGAATCGTCGTAAGTGCGCGGAATGGTCTTGATGAAAGAAAGAGCTTCGCTGAATCGCATCAGAGCGCGATCAGCAATCATATCGGTAGTAAGCAGCTGATTAGCCACGGTTGGCTCCTTGGAAGGTTATTTGCCCTTCTTTCGCCATTCGGCAATGCGCTGAGCGGTGGTTAAGCCAGGATCATTGATATCCACAGAAGGCTTGCCAGCGCCAGTCACCGTCTTAGGCGGCGGAGGGGCGGAAGTGGTCTTTTTCGGCAAGGGCGCAGGCGTCGATGGCGTGTCCACATCTTCTTTCTGCGAGCCACTTTCAAACTTCTCGGCCAACTTGGCGATTTCGCGAACCTGCTGCAACTTGGGCAGCTTATTGATTCGTTCCGCTTCCTTGAGATTGGTTGCCAAGTGATGGGCAATATCCAGGTCATGATCGTCACCCATGAACAAATCGGTCAGGCCCTTAAAGGCCGGATCCGTGTTCAATGGAGACTCAACAATGTCCTGCCACGTACCATCACCCGCGCGTTCCTCAAACGCATCAATGCGGGCCTTGAAGCTATCAGCGGCTTTGGCTTGTCGTTCCTGCTCGGCCTTGATACGCGCTTCTTCTTCGCGCTTAGACAACTTCTGCTCCACCAGATAATCGGTGTAGCGTCCGTGGTCGAAATCGAAGTCTTCCAGAGTTTTAGCCTTCGGCTCGTCCTTTACAGGATCAGCCTTAGGGGGACTTGCCTGGAATTCACGAAGCATCGTTTCACGGGTCCGGGCTTCGGTGACCTGCCTTTCCCGTTCCAGCCTTTCCTTCATCCAGCGAGGTAAGCGTTTTTCTTTGCCTACCTGTGGAGAGTCCGCGTCTGGTGCGTCGTCTTTCTTTTCCCCTTCCGGGGGCGCAACTGGCTTTTCAACCTTGGCCTCTGGTTCTTTCGCGACCTCCTTAACCAGTTCGGCCTTAGGAGTCTCGACAGTAACCGTATAGCGGGTGTCGGTGGATTTCAGCTCACGCGGAGCTTCCGTGGTGACGGCCACGTTAGTTTCATTTGACATCTTACTCGCCTTCTGGTTGGGGTCAATAGTCGTCTCACGACGATTTGTTAAAGCAGTTAGTAGCCGCCCGTATAATCCTGCCCGAATGGACCAATAGCATTCTCATGTGGAATGGCAGTTCCCATCTGCTGCTGAATCATGCCGCCGTTCTGGATCATCGTCTGATGTCCAGCAGCCTCATGACCTGGGATCTTAGAGACCGTCTCTGCCGTATCTGCCTCAATCTTCTTAGCCTCTGCAGGCGCCTTGAGCATAATTTCCTGGGCGCGCGCCTCATTAAGTCTGGCTTGGCTCTGTCGATGCTGAGCATCGGCCAGCTTAAGCGGATCGGGCTGTGGCGGAGGTGGCGGCTGATCCCCCTCGCCTGGAGGTAGGATGCCGGAATTGACGAGCTGCTTGCGGATAGCCTCGACATACATATCGATGCCGGGCACATCCATGGACTTGAACATGAGGAACTGGCCGATGGCGCCGATAGGCCCAGGAACCTGAGCAATCGTCTGGCCGAACTCGGCTAGCTCCATCCGAGCCGTGTCATAGCTCTTGCCGACCGTGCAAACCACATCGAATTTGCCGCGCGTTAGGTCGTTCTCGATATGGATCTGACCATCCTCGCCAAGAACGGGATGATTCACCTTCACATATTCCTCAGCCATGTCGTCACCAAGGATACGAATGGACCGCTCGGCGTCATAATAGTGAGGAATGGCATCGACAAGAATTTCGCCCAAGCGCTTGAGTGCCTTTACCTGGTTGTCGATATAGACGAAATTGGCGGTATCAGCCTGGTTGTTGCGGGCCATGATGGCACGCCCAGACGTTTCATTGGATTGCGCACCTAGAGACGCGTCATACACGCCAAGAGTGGCCTTAAGCTCATCTCCGCTAATCGCTGCAAGGTTAGCCAAAGCCTGTGGAAGCTGGGGCATGGGCTCACGTTGCGGACGAGCACTGGGGTTCTGTGGATCGATGTTGTACATAAGCACAGGAGCATCGTCATAGCCCATGCGCTCATATTGTGGCTCGAAGCCCTTGATCATCGCCGCGGTGGCTGTCAAAGGACTATTGGGAAGCTTGGCCGTCACCTCGATCATTGTGGACATTTCGAAGTTGTGGACGGTCTGTGAGTCCCGGCCAAAGCGTGTCATACCGCTAAAGATCTGCTTTCCTTCGATAACCACCAGATCGCCCCATTGCGGGACAATGGGGATCATCGTGCCGCCCCACTTAGTGGGCTCTTCTAGCTTCCCGTTGCCGTAAACCAAGCAGGAATAGACGCAATTGGTCTCGACCTCGCGGACCATATCCTTGCCATCGGCGCCCTGCTTGATCGTCACAGGCGTCCACGCGGGCTTACCCGTGGCCGGATCTGTAGGAGGATTCGCCATTTGATCCTTGATGAGATCAAAGTCGTCAGCATTGACTACTGCGCCATCCGAAAGCATGTAGATGCGTTTGGTCTCAGGCTCCGTATACCAGTATTCGGCAATACGAACCTCATCCTCATTAAACCATTCGCGGTCATAGCTATCGGTAGCGTTCGTCACGTCAAAGCTAACGATGGGCTTATCAGGCCACCTTTTCTTGAATTCCTCGCGCGGAATAAGTTCAGTAATGAACCAATAGCGAGCATCTGAACGGTCAAACTCGCGCGCGGATGGGTCGCAGAAGCACGTCATGGGATCCAAGACGGTCTTGATGCATAGGCGCTGATCAAAACTATCGCCGGGCTCATATTCGGCCGTAACGCGAAGGACACCATAGCCACCGCCGCAAGCCCACTGAAAGGCTGTGTCATAGGCGTTCTCAGCTGATGACTGAACCTCGATGTTCTTGATCAGGCCGTTATAGATATCAGCGACATCCTTGTCGTTGTCCTCCACTGCCCGAACCTTGATGTTCGGTTTGTTCTTGAGCTGCTGACCGGTGACGCGGCGGATCAACTGGCGAATCCGGTTGAACTCGTAGTTCGGCTTATTGCGGCGCTTTGCTGTGAGATAGGTATCCCACTGCTTTCCTGACACAAAGGCAAACTTCATATCTGCTACGCATTGACGGCGTTGCTCTGTATCAAACTGGAAAGCATCCTCCGAGCGCTCCAGCATGAGCTTCGTGAAGTCATCGCGCTCACGCATTTTCACAGGCTTAGGTTTGCCGCGTGGAGGATAAGTCTTACTTCCTGATTTCTTAGCCATGCTCAGCCTCCGAACATATCGGCTCGATGGCCGAACGAATCGCGGGAAAATTGGGTGGTGAAATTTAGATTGATGCTTTCGTGAACGGGAGCCACAGGCTCAGCGAAAGTCAGGGCCACGGCATCCCATTCATCTGGCGAAGGAACGCCACGGCGCCTCATATCCTCTTTCTTCTCAAGCTTTAAACGAGTGTTTGAGTCGTAGCCGTAACGAGGGCCGCAAGCATCAGCCTGCAGAGAATCCGAATCAGGAATGGAGACTCCGGCAGGATCTTGAAGCCAATCATTGGAGGCCATCCACATTTCGGCTCGGCGATTTAGAGGGCCGCCACCCACTTCTTTGCCGTTCTCATCGATCCTTGGCGGTTCAAGAGGTGTACTGCCGAAGTTAACGGCCTTCACGATGTCGCCATATCCCATCTCAAACAAGCGGTCATAGACGCCGGCCCCAATGCCGCCAACGTCTATAAACATCCTGGCCGGATGCTCAGTGTCCAAAACCTGCTTACACCACCCTGCGGTCTGCATCGTATCCAACTTATGCCGACGCTCGACCTTGGTAATCTTGCGGCCTCGGCGACGAGCCATGGCTGACCCATCGTCACCAAAACGAGCCGGGTCAACACCCACAATAAGCGGGCCTGATTCATCAGCGGTGCCTTTGCGCGCTCTGGCGATAAGCTCTGGCTTGATGTAACTGTCATGCCCAGACATCTGGAATGCCTCAGCTGCTGTAGCCGGGTATTCCTGCTTGAATAGCGATGGGTCTTTCAGTTCCTCGATCTTGTTGCGGCGCCAGGCCATCTGCTGACTATCGAGACCATACAGCTCGGCATACTCCTTTTCCTCGTATGTGTACTCAATCGGCACATCCTTGCGGTATTCCTCTTGCCAAAACCATGGAACGAAGATAGCGATGAAATCACCCTTTCCCGATTCGGCATCACGCCACTTTTGATGAAAGAGGTTGCCTACGCCGTTGGCCGTGGACTCAAGAATGATTTCCGTTCCATCCGCATCAGGAACAGCTTGTAGGACGCCAGCCGCATGGGTGTCCGCGTGCGGCCAGAATGCGGCCTCAGACCCATGGAATAACTGAATCGTACTGGAGCGCCCCACACCTTTTGTGCCCGCCGTACCGACCTTATAGCCTGAATCAAGTCGATCAAAGAACAGCTCTTTGGCGTTTGCGGCTCCGGTTGAAGGTCGAACGGCGATGGGGCAATGCTCATGATAGCGATTCACCATCTCAAATAGGTTTTGGGTGGCCTGATCCTCATGCGTGAGGATGAAGGTTCGGATGCCCTTGCGCCAAGTGGAGGCGTGATAGAAGCGAGCGCCAACGTAGGTCGAACAGCCCTGCTGACGCCCCTTCAATATAAGCGCCCGAACCTTTCCAGTTTCAGCGAGCTGCTGCTCAAGCTTCTCATGGATATGCTGCTGAGCAGCATTAAATACGAAAGGTACGACCTTGCCCGACTTGGATCGGATCCTGAGGCAGTTGCGCGAGTAAAAGACCAGGTCATTCCTGAGCCTTTCCCGGGCTTCTTCGTCACTCAAGGCCATCAAGCCATTCCTCATGAGACTTTTCGGCGCCTGGTGTCACATGCCCTTCAATGCGCGCAAGTTTCGGGATGTGATATTCGATCATCTGGAAGTAAAGCGAGGATGCGTACCCTGGATCAGGCTTAACGAGCCACTTAGTGGGATCGTCCGGATCGCGCTCGCCTTTGGCTGTCTTTGCAAGCCATCCTTCGACCTCAGGAGCGAGACCATCCGCCATCTTGGCAATCATCTGCCTGACCTGAGTGGTGGCCTTGTTGGTCGTTCCAGGCGGCTTGCCGGCCGGATTTCCGGATTGTCCTTTCTTGAATCCCATGGCTTTGATATTGGTTGATAAGTTCAGGATTTACGAACTATTGAGAGGCGCGTTTCCGCATGATTTCCTTAACAATTAGATCATGGACAGGAGGTCGCTTAACTCCAAAGATCATACAGCGCCAGCCATTGTAGGCCTCCTCCATCGTCCAGCCTCCATGAAAGGCTTTTCCCATCCCTTCACATTGCCATAGTGGCTGGACGATCGAATCGTCCGATTTAATTCGAGGCTTCTCAAGTTTCATATGAAACCCACCCTGCATTGGAGCGAACGGCCGGAATCGAACCGGCTTAGAACAGCTTGGAAGGCTGACGCATAGCCAATCTGCCACGCTCGCATTGTTTGGTCAGGGCGGTAGGATTTGAACCTACGGCAACCGCGTTCCAGGCGCGGGACTCTACCAGACTGAGCTACACCCTGATTTTGATTGGTGCTGGCAGTAGGCATCGAACCCACGACCTACCGCTTACAAAGCGGCTGCTCTGCCATCTGAGCTATGCCAGCGTTAATGTGTGGGACTATAGGGAAAGAAGCCAGATAACATAATTATCCGGAGTAATGCATGCGTTTCACTTAACCCTTACCCCAAACCTCTTAGCAATCGACCGATCCGATTTGTTATCGGCCTTCTGAGCCTTCTTAACCGCGGCTGGACTGCCCTTGAACTCCACGCGAGCCTTGGCGCCAGGGATCATGGTGGACTTTGATTTCATCTTCACTTGCGCTTCCTCTTGGATTGGCGCTGAACGGAATATCCGATGGCGATAGCCTGCTTGATAGGCTTCCCAGCCTTGACTTCAGTCCGGATGTTCTTGGATCGCGTCTTATTGGATGTGCCTTTCTTGAGGGGCATATCAGTCTCTACGTGCTGAAGTAGTTAAACCCACCTGGCGAAAGAACAGCACTAAGCGGTCGCTTTAGAGCCATATGAATGGAATAGGATAAGTACTTTTGGCGCGTAATAGGTCTTACCGGAATAGGTGGTACATAAGTATCAGACAGGCAAGCCGCCTCTATCTCTGCTGCCAAAGACTTAACACATGCAGGAACTTTCTCCTTATGCATATTAGTCAAACGACCTAAGCGTTTTAGCCAATCGAGCCCGACGACCCTCCACGCCTTTCTTCTTAGCCGCCGCATTCAGCTTCTTGGCGGGGATCTTTTCGCCCTTCTTTACGCCAAGCTCCTTGCGAAGGGATCCTTTATTCTTCGGATTGATTGCTTTCTGAATCCACTTAGTTGCCATGTTTCACTCCTAAACCGAAGCATCAAGCCTATACGGCCCATTGTCCATCGGGTAGGTAGCCGATGGGTATAGTGGACTATCAAGTACAGTAAAGCTGAACTCGGCGTTGTATTCCTCGCCATTGTCCAGTGTGACAGTCGCCAGCAAGCCACCCCAGCCGGCAAAGTTAAAGGTCACATCAATCATGGTTTCGCGCTGACTTGGAGCAATACGCGGATTCGCCATATTGATGGACCAGGGGGAAGTGGTTTCCCACCGCACAGATGTGATGAGCCGCCCTGAGGGAAGCGCGCCATTGAAGTTTGCCACTACGCATCGCTTGGCCCTACGTCGAACGCGAGCCACATTTTGGCGCTCAAGCGTATACCCACTGACATACGTGCGTGTAGTTCGACCCAGTTCATGGCAAGTGCCATCATTGGCGAACTGAACCTGCGGATTGAACGAAAAAAGGATGGTCATGGCAATAGCTCGATATCAACCGCGCCATTATTGGTCCAGATACGGCCAGTGTAATCCGTAAACGTTGTAGATCCCAGTGGTCCGTCAAAGTCAATGGCTGATGTCGATCCCGTGATAGCAGATGCAGAAATAGGTGGCGTGAAATTGCTGGTATATCTGGCCGTGCCAAGCGTCAGAGCGAACCATTTCATTCTAAGAGGGTTCTCACCTTCTGCTGTCAAGAAAAAACTAGTGCCTAATGCAAGTACCGTTACATCCGGCTCGTCTATTGTTCCGACGATAGTTTTTTGGACAGTGTTGACACCATTGATCCACAATGTGAACAAGTTGACTTGACGTGTAACAGCAATGTGATAAAGCGTGTTATTTACGGCTAATCCACCATCCAGCGCATTGGCTTCATTGTCGATCAGGTCGCCATTAATAGCTTGGCGCCAATGGAAAGAGCCATCCTGAATTTGAAGTGCCCATCCTTTCGTATTAGTTGCTCGTCCAGAAACAAGTCCATTGATAGCATCTGACGCATCTACCATCGCCATACATTCAACAGTGAAGTTGGATGATCCGAGAATGGGTGATGCAAAAGGAGTGGTTAGCGCATCTGGCGCGCCGTGAAACCTGGCCGCACGATCATTCGCCACGATGTTAATAGAAGTTGGCTTAGTAGCCGTATCACTGATGGCGTCCTTGACTTGCACAGTGAAAGAGAACGTTCCGGAAGTCGTTGGCAGTCCATAGATAAGGCCAGTGATAGGATCAATAGCCAACCCATCGGGTAGTTCTCCAGAGATCACTGACCATGGCGTGTAAGGAGTAACCCCTCCTTGCGCGCCTAACGCAGCGGAATAGGAAACTCCTACGCGGCCGGAAGGCAATGAACCGATAATCGTAAGAGGTGGCGCAAAGGTCCCCGAACGCATCCCAAAGACCGTGTGATTACCAGGGATAGATGTCAGCAAAATAGGCTGAGGAATTACCGGGTGAAGCCCCGAGAAAGGCACTACATCAGCGTCAGATGAGTCCTCCGCAAAGCATGCGCCTTGCTGTGTTCCAGCAGAAACCGATAGAGCGCCATTTTGCATTTGGGCACCGGCTACATTGTAGTTAGGCGCCACAATCACCGAATAGCTTTGGGACGGCTGGAAGTCTGCCGGGGCCGTCAAGGTCACATTGCCAGACGAATCAACGGAGATAGTTAATTCCAGTCCGAAAGTTGGATCTGTGAAGTTGGCAGAATCACCAAGCCCTATGGGAGCGCTAAAAAGAGCGTTATAAGCCTGGTCTCGAACGATGACCGTGCAAGCTCCATAGTTAAATGCGCCAACCCATCCCATATTGTTCTCTCAGGTAGATTTCTTCCAAAGGAAGACCCCGTCTATCTCACGACAGTCGGGGCCAAGTGCCTCAAGGGGGTTGTCAGGGGACTGGTTCTGACAGGGAGAGGCATCGCTAAGTTTAAGCAAGAACGGAGGGCGCAT